AATGATGCTGATGGTAAATTTACTTTGCCTTCAATCGTATCAACTACTCCAAGTGATCCAACCGATCCAAACCAAACCAACAACATTGGAGCTTCTTTCTTTTTCTACATTGAAACTTTAGCAACTGATCTTGACATCAAAACTGATGGTACTGATAAGTTCAAAGGTGCAGTAATTGTAGCTATCGATGATAGTACAAAGAAAGCTTTCGTACCTGGCGCAACAAATGATGTTATGACACTGAATGGTACAACTAAAGGTGGTATCGTTGGTAGTGTGGTTCAGGTAACAGCTATTGATACAGCTACTTATCTTGTTCACAATTCTTTACTTATTGGTTCAGGAACTATAGTTACACCATTTGCTGACGCATAATTTAGGAGAACAATATGGCTGATGCAGTAACTTCAACAACGCTATTAGATAGTGATAGGTTTGCTATTATACAGCTCACCAACACATCTGATGGAACTGGAGAGTCAGCAGTCAAAAAAGTAGATGTCAGCGCACTACAGGCTAATAGCCAAGGTGAGGCTTGCACAGGTGTTCGTCTTGCAAAAATTGTTTACTCTACATTTGGAATGAGTGTAAAACTTTTGTGGGACGCAACAACTGATACTATTTGTTGGGACCTAAATGAAAACTACACAGACTCAGAAGACTTTACTGAATTTGGTGGTATAAGAAATACTTCAGGTACTGGCAAAACCGGTGACATTATGCTCACAACGACTGGCCATACAAGTGGCGACTCATATGTAATAGTTTTAACTCTTTATAAAGATTACGACTAAAATTAAATTCTAAAGTGGCAACAAGAAAACGAGCAAAGCCCATACGAAGAACGACAAGAGGCCCAAAGGCTAATTATCGTCCCACCAAGAGTGGAGCTGGTATGACTAAGCGAGGTGTTGCCGCTTATAGAAAAAAGAATCCGGGTTCCAAGTTAAAGACTGCTGTAACTGGTAAAGTTAAAAAAGGAAGTAAGGCCGCTAAAAGACGTAAGTCTTATTGTGCTAGATCCCTTGGACAGCTTAAAAGAAGTTCAGCAAAAACTAGGAACAATCCAAATTCCAGAATACGTCAAGCTAGACGTAGATGGAAATGTTAATTAGGAAATAATTATGTTTAAAAAAACAAAAGGCTACGCATCCGGCGGCATGGTTAAATCAAAAGGCTACAAGAAAGGCGGAATGATGAAATCTAAAGGCTACAAAAAAGGTGGCATGATGAAGTCAAAGGGCTATAAAAAGGGCGGAATGATGAAGTCAAAAGGATATAAGAAAGGCGGAAAAGTAAGCAAATAGTGTCTTACTTGTATAGCAATATACCCCACTTCAAGTGTTGGGTAAGGAGAGAGTACACGCATAACCATGAGGCATATCATGGTGAGTTCTTGCATGCTATGGCAATTGGCGTTACCACAATGCCAAATCGTTGCCTAAGTTTTCATATTATCTTTACTGGCGTAGAAGCTGATGGCGAACCAGAAGATACAGTGCATGGCGGAGCCATGTGGGCTAGAATGCCAATTACAGCTCTAGTTGGAGATACTCCATTCGAACAATGGCCAGAACCAATGGCAGTTCATGATGCCCAACCATGGGATTGTTCTTCTCACCATAATGCAGTTTATGTTATGAATCGAGCAACACCGTGCCCATGGCTTGCTAAGATTGATGGTCAAATATTTCCAGCCAAGTATTACTTCACAGTTGACTATGCTGAAAGCGAGATTGCAGACGATCCAGCGCAACACAAAAGCAGTCATGTATTAGAGCTTTTAGATGCTGGAGAGTGGACTGGAAACATAGTCGCACTACCAAATAATAGAGTTAGAGTAACTCATCCTGCCTGGTTTGAAACCGGGAGTGGTGCCCCTGACTTTAAACCATCCGCACATATACATTACAGCAAATCTGATTTAGACTATACCTTAGATGTAAATCGAGTTTTCGATAATTTATACAACGAGGATTAGTAATGTCACTGTCAGGTAGCACAGATTTTGAACCTAATGTAGCTGAGTTTATTGAGGAAGCATTTGAAAGATGCGGCCTAGAACTTAGAACTGGGTACGATCTAAAAACAGCAAAACGATCTATTAACTTAATGCTTGCTGAGTGGGCTAACCGTGGTCTAAATCAATGGACAATAGAACAAGCAACTCAAACAGTTACTGAAGGCACAAACGATTACACTTTAAATTCAAACGTTATTGACATACTTGATTGTTCTTTAAGAAGAACTGTTAGTGGCACAACCACTGATTTACAAATGTCTAGAGTTAGTAGATCTGAATATTTAAACATCCCAAACAAAGCAACAAAATCAAGACCATCACAATTTTTTTTAGATAAACTTTCAGCTCCTGTATTAAAAGTATGGCCAGCACCAGAAAATTCTACTGATATTTTAGTATTTAATAAGTTGGTAAGAATGGATGATGCAGACAAAGCAACCAATACAATGGACATGCCTTTTAGATTCTATCCATGTTTTGCAGCCGGGCTTGCATACTATATTGCTGTTAAGAAAGCCCCGGACAAAGTTGTAATGCTAAAACAAATTTACGATGAAGAATTTGATAGAGCTATGTCTCAAGATGAAGATAGAGCTTCGTTTAGAGTAGCTCCTTATTTAAGAAACGGATACTAATATGGCTTATGCTTCAGCTAAATATGCGAAAGGTATATGCGATAGATGTGGATTCGAATATAAATTACTTCAACTAAAAGAAGAATGGAACGGATTAAAAACTTGTCCTAGTTGTTATGAACCAAAACATCCACAGCTTGAACCTTTACCTCATGTTGTAGATCCAGAAGCTTTGTATCAACCAAGACCCAACAATGATCACGAAGTTGGAGAGGGTTATGTTGTTGTTGTTTATACAGATATTTACAGTCCACATTACATAAACTCAGATATTATTGGATCTAATTTTTCAATCTCTAAAATGACAGGTTCTGTCGGAGAGGTTACAATTACAACATCATGACTTTAGCAGAATTAAAAACTATTATTCAAGATTACGTTCAGAATACTGAAACAACCTTTGTTAATACTTTAAACGACATGATTGAAAATGTTGAAGAAAGAATATTTGAAATCGTGCAATTCGATTTTTTTAGAAAGAATGTAACAGGTAGTTTAACAGCTGGAAACACATACCTTACAGCTCCGTCAGATTTTCAATTAAGTTTTTCTTTAGCTGTCGTTGATAGTAATGGTGCTTATCATTATCTAGATAAAAAACATACCAGCTTTATGAGAGAGTATGACACTGATCCAACAGATACAAATGCTAGAGGTATGCCAAAATATTATGCAGACTTTGACAAAGAGTTATCTTCTGCATCTAATAATGGATCTACTTTAATTGTAGCTCCAGTTCCAGATGCAGCATATAGTGTTGAGCTACATTATCTTTACAAACCATCAAGCCTTACATCTCAAACAACAGGAACATGGTTAAGCGAAAACGCAAGAAACGCAATGATTTATGGGTCATTAGTAGAAGCATACACCTTTATGAAAGGTGATCTTGAACTAATGAATTTATATGAATCTAGATTTCAACAAGAAATATCTAGGTTGAAAAACAAAGCAGAAGCAAGAGGTAGAAGAGACGAATACAGATACGACTCACTAAGATTACCGGTTACATAAGGAGAGAAAGATGAAACCAATTAAGAAGCTTGAAGGCAAAACTGTAGCTATTGTCGGTATGGGCAAAAGCTGGTTTGATTATAATTTAGCAAAATCACATGGCGAACACTTTGATGAAGTGTGGGCTATTAACGGAGTTGCATCCGTAATTTTTCACGATAGAGTTTTTATGATGGATCCTGCTTCTAGATTTCTAGAAACCGATGATGCAGGCGGCCAAACTGACAGCATGGCTAAACTTCTTAAAGAACATGAAGGGCCAATCTATACATGTGAACTAGATGAAAGATGTCCCGGACTCGTTGAATATCCGATTCAAGAAGTTCTATCTGCATGCGGTTGTCATTATTTAAATAACACTGTTTCATACGCTGTAGCTTTTGCTGTATGGAATAAGGTTGGAACAATAAAAATGTTTGGAGTGGATTTTAGCTATAAAGGTAATTTGCATTTTGCAGAAGCGGGTAGAGCTTCTGTAGAGTTTTGGTTGAGTAAAGCTATGTTCAATAACATTCAAGTTGAAGTAGCTAAAACAAGTGGGTTACTAGATACTGATGTTCCTCAAGATGAAAAATTATATGGCTATCATAGACTGGATGATCCTTTGGTTGTAATTACTGATGAGGAAGGAAAGTTGTTAGCAAAAAACAGAAGTCAACTTATGCAATTAAAAGAAGACAGAAATCCTGTTTTGATTGATAAACATGATAGTCATCTTAAAAAAAATAAAGTAGGAGAACCAAACAAATGGTAATGAGTCATAAAGCAGGTCCAGAGCTTGGAATTATTGAAGTACATACTACAGATGAAGGAGGACATCCTGTTGAATTTTGGTCAGATCTTTGTATAAAAAGAATTATTTCAGTTAGCGAGGATGCTCCTGAAAACATTCAAAACCAAGTTAAATCTTTTCAAGACAACATTCAAAAAGTCATTGAAGAATATATGCAAAATGCTATAAAATCTGATAGGATTACAATTAATAATAAATTAGATAAAGCAGGTTTCAATGAAGCC